TATCAACAGAAAATCCAATGGTTGATGTTGCAGTTGCTCCTGATCCTGTGGTGTCTCCTGTGCCAGGTGTAATTGTTACAGTTGGAGCAGATGCATATTCTCCTGATCCTGCAACTGCAACTGAATTAACAGCAAATGATAAATCAATAGCAACAGCAGCACCAGATCCAGTTCCTGCATCAGTAATTGTGACTGTGGGAGCAGATGTGTATCCTGTTCCTCGATCTGTTATAGCGTATCCGTCAATTATACCACCTGTGTGAGAAAGAGTTAATGTTGCTCTTCTTCCAATAAAGAACTGCTGAGTGGATCCTGCAGATGTTAGTGATATTGCATTTCCTAAATTTGCAGCTCCTTCTGATAATGCAAGTTTTACAAGGTTAGGATTAGTTTGCCTAATACAATAGTAACTTTGTCCATCTGTAAGTCCGCCAGGTGCTACAGCAGCTGCATCTAGAGTTGATGAATCTAAATCCATCTGATCACCAGTCTCAAACGGATGATTCTGTAAATATATCGTGTTGTTGGTTGTATCTACAACAGGTTGACTATCACCATTGTCATCTGTATATGTGCTATCTGCAGTGAATACTTGCTGACCAGGTAATTCAACTTCAGCAGTTATTGTTGTATAGTTACTTCCACCTGTCTGTACTGTTAGTTTTTCTACTACACCACCAGATGCTAGGACTGCGATTGCACTACCAGCTGACACTTGACCACCACCAGTTAAAGCAACATCAGGTGCTAGTGTATATCTTGATCCTCTGGTAAGAACAGTAAATTCTTTTAAGATACCTGTGCTTGCAAGGGTACAAGTTGCAGTTGCTATTTGGAAAGGATTAGTTGTTGCAGATACTGGTTGAACACCACCAGTGTATCCAGTTCCAGCTCCAGTTAAATTAATGGTTGCTAAACTGTTTTTAAATACAACAAATGATCTTGTAGAGAAGTTAGCAGCTTCTGATGAACCAAAAACTGTACTGTCTTGGAATCCACCAATTTTTAGAGCACCTTGTATTGTACTACCAAATGATATTGATTTATTAACGTCAAAATAAATTGCTTCTTTAACGATTGTCTCAGCATTAACAACAAAGTCTTCTTGTCCAGAAGGGTCAACGATTACCTGACCTGTTGTAGAGGTCATGCTGTTACCCGCAAATCTTAGATTACCTGTTTCAATGTATGCAGGGAATATATTTGTAGTACCAGTTGAGTCACTTAATGTAATGTTTGCAGCTGACTGAGCTGTTGATGTAGCAGCAAAAGATACGTTACCAGTTTCTTGGTCTACAGAAAATGCATCACCAACACGGAAATCACCATCTTGGTCTGTAGAAGAAAATAGAACTTTACCTCCATTTAATTCTTCTACCTCATTATTCTGTACAGCAAGAGATGGGTCATTAGTATAGTCTGCACCAGATCCAACATAACCAAAGTTATGTGCAGTCAATATTAGTTTTACACCAGAACCATCTGCTTGTGCTCCTTTCTGTCCATACACACATGCAGATGCCACAGAACGTAGTTCAGCACCAAACTGAGAATAGTCAGCAGTGATAACAGATGTAGCAGAATCTCCACCGCTAGATCTAATATCAGATGTACCACCAGAGACGTCTGTAAAGGTCGTAGAAGCGTCTGTACCGTTTGCATGGAGCAATAGTACTGTATTGATGTCTGAACCATATTCACTTGTTGTTGGAGTAAATCCAGAAGTAAAACGAGCAGAACCTTTACTAACTCTTACCTCATCAACATGTCCGTTAAATGCTTCTGTAGGACTTGCTTGATAATCAGAACCTATGATAAGAGGTTTTGTTGATCCATAGTCATTAGCATCTGTATATGTTCCTATCTGAGTTCCATCTAAAAATAATCTTGTAGTTCCTCCATTTCTAGCAATAGCAACATGATACCAAGTGTTAGTTGCCAAAGTCCCACCATTAATGTGTGATGTATTTCCTACTGCAAAATGTAATGCAGTTCCATTAAGATATACTGTAGGTGCTGTGTCTGTAGCAGAATTATCTCTAAGATCAAATATTCTTTGTATGCCTGATACACTGCCAGGTCTAATAAATCCTTCTACACAGAAGTTTGATGTACCAAATCCAAAGTCATCATCTGTAGGAACTTTTACATTATCCTCAGTTCCGTCTAATAATATAGATGCTGTTCCAAATTTCTTTTGTGCTGTATCTAACTGCGAGTCACCAAATCTACTCAATACTTTAGCTGGTTTATTTACAGTTGTAAATGCTCCAGTTCCCTTACCAGTAATATAAACGTATGTGCCATCATTGCTTGCGACTACACCACGTGCAACTGCCTTTTTGTAAGTAACATTGCTAGTTGTTATAGTTCCTGATGAAGTATTTGTATAGGTTACTGTGTCGTTGTCTACCTTAGTAACTTGGAAGAATCCGTCATTAGCACCACCAGTGATATGATCTGCGTAGATATAATCTCCTGTTACCAATCCATGTGCAGTTCTTGTTAGAGTTATTGTAGTCCCTGATCTAGTGTATGTGCCTGACTGGAAACTGTTTTCTAATTGATATGCAACTTCTGATGTAGAGAATGTTCCACTAACACCACCAAATTTCAATCTGGTTTGTCCTGTACCAGCTTTACCAGTAGAACCTTGAACACCTTGAATACCAACAGATGCAAAATAGTTGAAGCAATTCAACCACTCTACACGCATACCATTGGTAACTTTTAAACCAACCTGATTAGGTGTAATAAATGTACATTCGTTAAACAGAACAGAACCATGTCTTGATGCACTCGCAATGTTTGCACCATCTAACTTAGCACCACGTCCTGCATCTCCTTGTGCGTATCCATATGGGTCTGAACCAGATACTACACTACCTTTTGTTGTAACTGTACATCTTTCAACATATGGACTTGTAGTAGAGTCCATATTTGATACTACAACAAATGCATATCCTTCGTCAGCACTACTGTTGTAGAAAAAATCTTTAATTGTTAGGTCGGAAACGTGACAGTCTCCAGATAATATAAGTGCGTTATTGTCGTTTGTGACAGATGTTGGTTTTAGTGATGTTGATCTTAGGTTAGTTCCACGTAATGTAACACCATCAGGAACAGTCAACGGAAATGCTTCTTGATATTCGCCAGGTGCAACTACAATCGTATCTCCTGATGTAGCAGTTGCAAGTGCCTTTGTAATAGTAAGAAAGGGTGTGTCTGGATGCTTACCACCAGCTCCACCATTGGCAAGAGTTGTATTATCTGAACCGACTGTAGCAACATAAAAAGTATTCCCCTGACCATTCGTTATGTCAGTGGAAAGCATGGTAGTAACCACCTCACCTGTATTAGGTTTCTGGTTTGCTACCTCTATTATATTTGATCCATTTCTAGCGTATAGTTTTTTATCCGCTATATTAAGAGCGACCTCACCGTCTTCTAAATTAGAAGTCGTCGGGACTACTGTTGCTGTCGTCGATCTCTTTAGTTTGATTCTCGTTGCCATCTAAGTCATTCTCAGATTGTTGTTCAGTGCTCATACTATTTAACTGACTTTGTAAGTCGGAGATTTGTGCCTCCATCATTACATTTATCAGTGTCAATTCAGAAATTTTCTTTTGTAATGTAGAAATAACAATTTGTGCGTTCATGTTTTAAAAAGTTCCACCGTCGATTGTGTTTGTCCATACAGGTACACCTGTAGATGTTACTGTAAGAACTTGATATGAAGTTGTTACATCAGATCCTGTACCAGGTGCTCCCATGTTAGCAGCTGCAGTAACTGACATTGGACTTGTTCCGTTACCGAAAACAATACCATTTGTAGTGAATGTTGATACGCCAGTACCACCAAACTCTACTTGAAGATCGGTGTCTAGTTCTAGATCACCAATTACAACTGTACCACGGTTTCCTGTAACACCGAATACCGTGTTGGTGTCAGTAGCATTCTCAATGAATGTCCATGCACCATTTCCATCGGCACCACCTGTGCGGTCATAACCGAAGAAACCAAAGATGTTAGTTCCACCAGAATTATAGTGAATTTTAACACCACGATCTAATTGATCGTCAGCACCGCTTACTGTTGTTACAACAGAACCAGATGCCATTGTTTGTGACAAGTTAGCACTTAAAGTAACTGCCTTAGTTCCAGTATTAATAGCATTAATAACTGTGTTACTAGGAATACCAGCTACTGAAGATGAAACTGCGTCACCAACTTGTAGTTGATCTACAGCATCTACAACAATAACTGCCTGACCACCAGCTGCTTCTGCAGTCAGTGTAACAGGAGTTGTAGGATCTCCTAATTCAATTGTAGGATCATTAACTGACATTGAAGCAGAGTTCACTGTAGTTGTAGTTCCATCAATTTGTAAGTCACCTTTGATAACAACAAGACCACCCGCATCCGTTGTAGGGTCAGGGTCAATTATTAATTCTTGTACAGAGTTGATAGTAGATAATGTATTACCATCTAACTTAAGGTTATCAATTTGAATGTCACCAGTCTGAGCTGTGCTACCAGAAATAGTTGTAGTTCCATTGAATGTTACACCATTCTGGAAAGTGGTTGTGGAATTGACTGTAAGGGAATCTCCAGCTGCAGTACCAATGGTAGCATTGTCATCTACGTATAAATCCTTGATCCATGCAGTTGCTGCTACACCAATACCACCCGCAAATGTAACACTCGCTGTAGCAACGTTAGAAGCATCTGTAGTGTCTGCAAAATTAACCTGTACACCAGTTCCATAGTTCCAGTCTGCACCTTCTACTTGGATCTTGTCAGAAGTTGTCTCGTCATATCTGATAGAAGCATCCTTTGCGTTACCAAAGTTTAGTTTCATATCATCAGCGATACGCAAGTCGGGGGTTCCTGTTACTCGCTTGATGTCTAAAACTGCATCTGAGTCATTATATGAGAGTTCTACATCTCCTGTAGTACCAAACTCTAGTTCCTGACCATCTTCAATTACTAACTTACCTGTGCCATTTGCACGGAAAACAAGGTCAGCATCAGTAGTAGAGGTTGTAATGACGTTTGCATTGAGGGTAATGTCATCAACGTTCCACTGATCAATCTTTGAATTACTATCGACTAGTACAGATGAACTAGCAGTAAGAGTTCCATGAACATGATCCAACATGTCCATAAAGTATCTACCACCTACAATCTGTGCAGCACCATTGTTATCTCCAACAAATAGTCTGTCTCCTGCGTTTGCTTGAGTACCGTTTGCTCCTGTCGTAATGGCGAGTTCACCAAACGTAATAGTGCCAGGTGCGGTTGAACCAGTACTCCTTTTAATTAGAATATTGGATGCCATTAGAAGCTACCCCCATTTACTGTGATGTTATTTAATACATTTGTTGCAACAAATCTTGTTGCTGCTGAGTCATACACAAGCACTGAACCTTCTGCTAGTCCTCCTTGTGATGTATCTGTCAAATCTACGTCTGACATTCCTCCAATCGTTCCACCGCCACCACCTGTTGCTACACGAGTG